TTTAATCATTTAATCATTTAATCATTTAATCATTTAATCATTTAATCATTTAATCATTTAATCATTTAATCATTTAATCATTAGTTACAACTATAATATATAAAGTTATATACTGATTATATTTAGCAATATTAGTTATATAACATAATAATAAATATAACAAAACTATAATATTTTTTTCTACATTATATTTATAATATGTACGGAACACTGGATTTTAGTGAGCTTTTTAAGCGTTTTATTAAGTATATAATTGAGGGTCTTTGCGTAGCTATAGTTGCCTATTCTATTCCTTCTCGTACTCTTAAGTTAGATGAGATTGCGTTGATTTCCCTGGTTGCTGCTGCCACTTTTGCTATTTTGGATGTATACGTTCCCAGCTTGGCAGTGTCTGCTAGAACCGGCGCTGGTTTCGGTATCGGTGCTAACCTTGTTGGTTTCCCCACTCCTCTTCGCGTTTAAACACGCGTGATACAGCATAATAGCATAACAACATAATTAATTTATATAGTGTTTAAAATACTATATGAATGCAGACCACACATCACGTTGCATTTATTGCATATTTATTTTTTATTACAATATTATATAAGGTAATAAAAACACGATAAAATGAAAGTTTCAAGAAAAGTTTCAAAGAAAGTAGGGCGGCGTAGTCGAAAATATACTTCTTCCATTTCTCATAGAAGATTAAGGAGTAAAAAAAGTTATAAGAAAAATAGTTATAGAAAAAAGCATACCCAACAGGGTGGAAAACGAGGTCGGGGGCATAAACGCGCACGCACACATAAGCGCGGAAAAAGGTTTCATAGGGGGGGTAAAGATTGGCCTTTGTTTAGAGAGCCCGACCCGGTTGCGTTTGAATGGGATAATAAAACTAATATGGGCACTATAAGGAATCTTAGATACAATAAAAATAACAAAGGAAATTTAAAAAGAAAATACGACGATTTTAGTATTAAAATAACTGGTGGTGATAATAAATATACTATTACTTTTACAAAAACAGGAGGTAATAGCAAATTTAGTTTTAGTTTTGGACCTCTTTCCGAAGATGCAGTAATAAACACACTTTTTTCTGCTATTAGGTTTGGTTCTGAATTTCAAAACGTCGCCCCCCCCCCTGAAACTGGTGTAACATATACATTTGACGCCAATGAGCATTTTGCAGAAGAATTAAAAACGTCTATGAAATCCCCTAGTGATGATGGTGATGGTGATGATTAATATATTTTTACTGCGTTGGAATAAAAACCCAGTTCAATTCCTCGCATATTTTCTTCCATATATAATCTTGTTCTATCCTCTTTTCCTTATCTTTCAACATAGGAAAATAGGATAAAAATTCATTCTTTTCCAGAAGTTCGCATAGTTTGTATACTGTATAGTAATAATTCAAAAAGTTTACCCTATCATGTGGGCAACACTTTGCATAAGGTCTTTGAATCTCCATAAAAAGATTGCACAATGTTTCTTCTAATTCCGGTGTCATAATCGGCGGCTTAATGCCAAGTTTATCTTTAATAAACGGGATATGTTCGTAGTACTTATTGTAGTCCAGCTTTTTAAGCACCTCTTTCGCCTTCGTATTTGTAAATTTCGAAAGTGGGATTCGTTCTTTCTTCAGCTGCAGCTTAATATTCTCCAATACTTCTTCCGGGATTTGCGTCGTTTCTTTCGCCTGGAATTGTGCAAGAATTTCCTTGAAATGATTAATACGTTTATACGCATAAAAACACGCTTCTTTCGGCGGCTCTTTATACGACGGCTTTTCATTTTCAATCAAATACGTCACTTGTTTCGCACAAACATTGCAAACCATAATTCCCTCATGTTCGACCGGAATCATTTCACCGCGATTGCATGATACACATATATCCGTCGCAATAATATAATCACTCACATTGAAAAAACGCTGATCTAAATTTGTAAAAAACTTCTGCACGTTGTTTTCATTCACGCGGTTTAGCTCGTTCTCGTTTACCGAGTTCTCCAATTTAAAAAAAGAATTGAGTTTTTTGGTTTTATTTGTCCCATTTGTTATTTCCTTCTTATTCTCAAAATAGTCAAAAATATAACTACTATTATTTAGGTAATAATCCCTTATTTTTCGCTTATTTTCTGATATTTCTTTTTTAATATCATATAAGCGGTCATTTAATTCGATTTGCTTGGTAATATTAAGAACACCAGTATCTTTATAATTTTTTAGTTTAACCAATATATCATTTTTTTCCTTATAAAGTGCAGGAAGTTTTTCGGTTTCAATCAGGCTGAACTCCACTTGTAGTTCACGATGAACGCCATCCAGTGTCATAATTTTTTTATTATCAACAAATAGTTTTTTATTTGTCTTGTGTTTGAATGAAGGCATACTATGGTAATAAAAATTATATAAAATCAAGTAAGGTTATTCTGGCGTGGAATGGAATGTATTATATGATATATTTCTATATATTATAAGTGTATTATAATGTTATATGAATAATTTTTTTAATATTTTATTTTAGAATATAATATTTAGAATATAATATTTTAGAATATAATATTTTAGAATATAATATTTAGAATATAATATTTTAGAATATAATATTTTAGAATATAATAGTTTAGAATATAATAGTTTAGAATATAATAGTTTAGAATGTATAGTATTATTATGAGTTATCTTTCAAAATAAAAAATAATTCATAATAATAACTCGTTACCTGATAACAAACATGATAATACCATCGAATTTAAATGACAATAAAAACACTAGTAAGAATACTACACCTAAATATGATGTCACCACAAAAGTAAATTTCGATATTTTAGACAATATGCAGGTAAAACGAGAAGTATACTACAAAATGAATTTTATTATGAAGTATTTAGAAAATCATTGGGCAATTAAAAAAAGAGGAAATGTATTCTTTTTAAAAAATTTAGAAACATCTAGCAAAGATATTATAACAGAGGATTATTTAAATCGACGTATCATTGACAAGTTATATTCATTGGACTCAGCATCAGCAACCCACCACCAGCCTCAAACTTTAGAGAGTGGAGAAATGAGAGAAACGAGAGAAATAAATAAAAATCAACATAAAAATCACACATCAACTAAAACAAAAAAAGATATCATTCCTTTAGAAGATGGAATTAAGGCATTAAAATATATGATTGAGAATCAAAAAATCAATATTAATAGTGAAATAAATAATAAAATATACGTAATGCATTTTGTAATGAATACTTTAGAAAATGGTTGGACGATTCGAAAAAAAAATGACAACTTTGTATTTAGAAAAAAACACAGAAATCGTGATGAAGTATATTCAGATGACTTTTTAATAAATTTTTTGAAAATAAATAGTAATACCTATATGTAGGTGGACATATAGTTGTGTAGTTGTGTAGTTGTGTAAGCAGAATCGATGAAATCGATGAAATCGACGAAATTAAGAATTATAATTCATTTATAAAAAACAATTAAGTTTTTTTATAAATTTTTTTTCTTTAGCAATATTATAATAATCAAAAATGGGAGGAGGTCTTATGCAACTCGTCGCTTATGGTGCCCAAGATGTTTATCTTACCGGCAACCCTCAGATTACCTTTTGGAAGGTATCTTACAAACGTCACACCAACTTTGCTATGGAGTCTATCGAGCAAACTTTTAACGGACAGGCCGACTTCGGTCGTCGTGTGACTTGCACCATTTCTCGTAATGGTGATTTGGCTTACCGCACTTATCTTCAGGTTACTCTCCCCGAGGTTAACCAGACTATGAAGGGCAGTTCCCAAGATGGTGTTTATGCTCGTTGGCTTGATTTCCCCGGTGAGCAACTGATTTCCCAGGTTGAGGTCGAGATCGGTGGTCAGCGCATTGATCGCCAGTATGGTGACTGGATGCACATCTGGAACAACCTTACTCTTCCTGTTGACCAGATGAAGGGTTATTATGCCATGGTCGGAAACACTACCGAGCTTACCTTTATCACCGACCCTTCTTTTAACCCCATCGATGGCCCTTGCCAGGCTAACGCTCCTCGTCAGGTTTGCGCTCCCCGCAATGCTCTCCCCGAGACTACTCTGTATGTCCCCTTCCAGTTCTGGTATTGCCGTAACCCCGGTCTTGCTCTTCCTCTGATCGCCCTTCAGTATCACGAGGTCAAGATCAACCTTGATATCCGTCCTATTGATGAGTGCTTGTGGGCAGTTGGTTCTCTCAACTGC